CTGGGGTTAGCATTCCCTTCTCAATGAGAAGGCGAAGGGCAAGTTCAGTTGGATTAGGCGCGTCTGCCTCGGAGAAGCCGTGCGTGCGACGCCAGGTATCAAGGCTAACCGCCATCTTGTCAAAGCCTGCGTCAGCATCTGCCGCGCGGTCATTACGTGTGGCAACCTGCGATGGATCAAACCAAACGCAGATGCGTTCAACGTTAACCTCGTCAAAGCCATTGGCAAGAAGGTACGGACGTAGGTACATAACCGTTATTGCGTCAGCGATGACGAGCATTAACGGCTCGATGTGAGCCTTGTACAGTGACTCATCTATCTGCAGCGCGTTTGAGTACTTAACGTTGGCAAGACCAGTGACGACGTCCTTTGGAACATCAAGACCCTGAAGAATGCGTTCTAGCACGCGATCCGCGCGTTGAACAAGACTTGCATCAAACGAGCGCTCAAACTTAAACTGCTTAATCTTGTCACCAAGCTCCGCCGGACCACGAATAATAAGTGGAACAACAGCTGAGGCTGAGTCCTCGTCCTTGATTGGAGTAGTCATCGCGTCGATGAGCTGCTCCTCAAAGTCGTCCTGCTGCTCCTCGACAAGGTAGCTAGGGTCTAGGTCAGTGTCATCGGCGTATGGATAGTCTGGAGCTGGAGCAGACGAGACGCTTAGGCCATCTGGAAGATACAGTGCACCAGCGTTGAGACGTGAGCGGGCAGTGGCGCGGAACGTGCGGTTAAGAAGAAGTAGCTCAGCGCAGAGATCCAGCAACCCTCGCAGACTTGAGTCCGCCTCCTCGGAGTAGCGTGGGTGCGCTCGCCATATACGACCAACAAACGTGTTCGCTGGCAGTAGTGTTCCACGGTTTTTTCCACCTGAGTTTGAGCTTGGTGAACCAGCCGTGCGACTGCCACTAACTACGTAGTTGTTCTTGGCGTCAAGGTTAAGTTCATCAACTGAGCGAATGTCCCATGACTCAGCGACACCTGATCCAAGAAGTGCAGGCATCTGCACAAGATAGCATTCACCTGCAACGGCAAGGTTTAGTGCCGCGTCCTTGAGAAGACCAGCCTGACCTCCGTACGCGGAGTCTAGGCGAGTAAGCGCACGCTCAGCGGCGGACGATAGACGCGCGTCAACTGAGTCGGAGTTTCTGATTGGAATTGGGGTTTCTGATGGATCCTGTACAACAGCGGCGTAGAGACGGATGCGCGATACAACTGAGGCGACAAGGTTAAACGCATACTTGATTTCACCAATTGCGTCATAGTATTCCCAGGCTTCACTTTGCCAGGCTGCAGAGTTGCCTGCGCGGCGATTCTTAAACTGCTCGGCCTCGCCCTTATCGTTAAGGCGAATCTGTGTAGCGGCGGCTGTTATTGCACGAGGAGTTGAGTAGGTAGCTGACTGGTAGAACGAACCTCGTGACGATGATGAATCATCGCGACTAAATACACCCACGCTAAACTCCTAGTCTCTTAATAACGGAGCAAGTTTGATTCATGAATCAACTCGCGCGGCTACGATTCCTACTGCTGCCGAAAGTGCAAGAACAAGCGACACTGCAAAAGTAGGCAATGGAACAATAGTATACAGACAAACAATGAGTGATGACACCCAGATGCCAGTGCACCAGTAACACGTGATGAGGTAACCTAGGCTGGTAGTTGGTGGAAAGTGTCTCCACACGCGGTTACGTAGCGCCTCGGTGACCGTATCCTGGATAACAAGGCGGCAGAGACGATACGCGGCAAGCGCGAGAACTATGAACTGAAGCGGGGTTATATCTGTGATGTTTGTCATTCTGTTGGGTCCTGTGATGAGTAGATGACGTTGTACGGGTTCCAGCTGCGTAGGCGTGAGCCACACCCACAGTTCTCGTCCTTCTTGAACGCGAGTTGCTGGCCGGACATCGTAGTAACGTACGTGTCGGTTGTTTTTGATAGTGACTTAATGTAGAGTGCCGGATCATACGGCTGGTTAAAGACAACCTTTGGTCCGTCTGAGTCATCAACCGCGATGGTAATGCGCTCATCTGTAACAATGATGCGCGCCTTTGTAACAAGGTACGCGCCCTCGGTAAGCGGCTGTGACGTCAGGGTAGTAATGTCAAAGACCAGGTTGGCCGGTCCAAGTGCAATAATGGCGGGAAACACGTCCTGTAGTACCTTCAAGCGGTGGTTCATCTCCCTAGTCGCCGTGCCATTGCGCGGTACGTAACACCAGCCGCGGTGGCTAGCTCCTTCACCGTCACGTTTTGCGCGTGAAGTTCGGTGCAGATCTGTGTTAACTCGTCGTTTGCCTGGGCAACGGCAGTCGTGCGAAGCATACCTGAGCGATAGCGACGCGCAAGTGGCGAGAGCTGCTCGATGCGGGCGTGAACGTCCGCGGCGATTCCCGGCGAGACGGGGCGACGTGAAACATAGGCGCCACGCGGCTGTGTCTTGAGCTTGGGAACGGGAACTAGGTAGCCTGTTGTGGTTTGGGCCGGGTTCTGGCTTCTGAGTATCCAGCTGCGGACGGTTGAGCGAACGCGCGGAGGGTCGAATGCATTGCCAATGGACGAGAGCGTCCAGCCAGCCTCAAAGAGTTCACCGAGGCGTGCGTAGACAAGATCCTCGGGGAGAGAGTGAATAAGTGAGACCTCGGTTGATGGCAGTGCCTGTTTACGGGCAGGGCGGCGAGTGGTCATAGTACATAGTAACACGTACTGTACAAATACGTGCGTTGATCAACCGAGAAAGTAAGAGAAGAATACACGAAGCAAGAGGGATGAGAGTAAGAGGAGGAGTGTACAGAGGAGATCTTTGTACATTAAGGCTAGGTGCCTTGGACGTGAGAGACGGCCTTCGTATATACGGGAGAAAGTTGAAAGTGTCTCGAGCAGAAAAAGAGAGAAAGAAAAAAAGTTTTTATTTTCTAAGAAAGAAGTATTCTTATTTTCTAAAACAAAAGTAAGTGAAGCTTGTGGAGGAGAGGAGCTGCCAAGGCTAGGTCTACTAGGAAGATAAGGCCAAGGCCAAGTGTGAATGACAAGGTTAAGGTTAGACGAGCTATGGACAACAGGCTGTGAGCTAGGTGATGAGCTATGACAGGCTGACAGGCTGATGATCAGCTTAGGTTCCAGCTAGCTTTGCCTACCCTGCCCCTGCCCCCTCCCCCCTGCCTGCCTGGCCTGTGCTGCCTGCCTACTGAGTGCTTCTAGGGTGATGTAAGCCAGCAGCCTAAAGCCAGTAAGCTAACCAAAGCAGGCAGGAAAGTAAGCTACAGGAGCCCCCTGGAGTCCCCTGACAACATGTCGAGTTGCCCTTGGACTAGGTCTAGACTCAGTAGACAGGCTGTTATTTGTCGACAGGGCCGCCTGGCTGGTGGACAAGCCAGCAGGCAAGGTGCTGCTGCGCCTAGCTTTTAGCCAAGAGCACTCAGTTGACTTCATCACGGATCAGCTTCAGCTTAGCTGAGAGCCGGCTCGTTAAACTCGACCCGCAGGCTGCAAAGAAAGAGACCAGCCCGCAATGGACTGGCCTAGTTCTAGTTGTTAGCTGGTTAGCTGGTTAGCTGGTTAGCTGGTTAGCTGATAACCAAGTTCGTGTACGGATCGTCTGCCGCAAGCTGAGTCAGGGTCTCCGCATTCATGAAGCCGGTAGCCTCAAGCCCGCAGGCTGTCTGGAACTCGGCTACGGAGTACTTGGTGCCATCACCGTAGTAACCGTCCAGGTCTCCGCCCGCTTCATGGTGACCGTGCCCAACCAAGAGCCGCTGCACATGGTGCACACTTAGTGACTTCCTGGCGTATAGGTTCTTGTAGACACAGGCGTCAAGCCGGATGTCGTCCTTTTCGCCGTTGCCAAACACGAAGCCGGTTGGATCGTAGGCCGCTACCTCAGCCTCAGTCTTCTCAACGTCAGCCGCAAAGGCTGCGCCCCTCGGCTTAGCTTTCGGCTTGGGCTCATCAATCTCGGGCTGTGGGTCCAGGTTAATGACCGCAGGCGCTGGCTCCAGCACCTCTGGCTCAGAAGCAGGAGCCGGCTCGCCGGCAGCTTCAACTTCAACCGCAGGCTCTTCGGCTGCTACGGCTTCTTCTATTTCTTCACTCATGATGTTCCAATCTCTAGCGTTGCAATGCTGAGTCTATTGTAACCGTACTAGCGAACCCTGAAGATGCCGCGTGTACCACCGGCTTCACCAGGACCAACGCGCGGGATCTTGCGACCGGCTGGTGACCTAGCCGTGATCCGGCCACCAACGAAGCCGGCAGGTGGCTTGATAAGCAAAGCCGTTAGCGCGTGGACAAGGGCGTCAACGCGGTCAGGCGACTTGCTGGTCTCACCTGGGATCCAGCTAAACATCTGGCTCTCTAGGTCCGCAAGGTAGCCAACGTGGTGCACGCGGTTCTGCTCGTAGGCAAGGGTGATCGGCTCGGCTCGTAGCGCCTTGCCGTACTTGGAGTGCACCTCCAGCACCTTGACGGTTGGGTCAATGGTGTTGATGGCGTTGCGCACCAAAGCACCACCCTGGTTGACCTCAGCTACGACCGGGCAACCCCACTTGCGAGCCATCTGCACAACCTTGTTCGCCCACACATCAGGTGAGCCGAGGATCGACGCATCCTCCAGCACCCAGCTCTGTCGCTTGTAAAGATCGCGTTCGCCAGTTGAGGCGCAGACAATGATCCCACACTCATCGCGAGGGTTCTCGGCTACGGACGGGTCAACCCCGATGACCCTGAGAGGCGTGCCGATCGGCATGGCTGATTCACGCCCACGGTCGATGAGCTCCTGTGTCCACAGCGCTCCCTCGACATCGTCAAGCATCTCACCGTAGAGCTCCTGGGCAGCAAGCCGAGTGCCGGCGTAGACGCCGGTGATTGCGTCCAGGTAGGCTGAAGAAAGGTTGCCTGAGTTGTCCAGCGTCGAGCCTTTTGTGATGACGACCTTGCCAGTGCGCTCGGCTTCAGCTATGAGGGCATAGAGCAGCGGCACACGTTTAGGCGTTGTGGTAACCATGATCTTTGGGTTAGCACCAAGACGAGTTCCAACCCGCAGGTTGTCGAAGGCCGTCATGCCGGCTGCATCAGGCGTCTGTCGCCAGGCTGCGACCTCATCACCCCAGGCGTGCGTGAACTGAGGACCACGGAGGCTGTCCGGCTCATCAGCCGTGAAGCAGGTAGCTGTGTTGCCGTTTGGCCAGGTCAACCGTCGCTTTGACGGCTCATAGAGTGGGCGCTCACTTGGGGGCGTGACGTTGATGATGCCGGACTCACCTTCAACGATGACGTCGCGAACATCAGCCGCGGTACGCGCAACCAAGGCGAAGCGCCGCTGACCTGTTGTGGTGTACTTGGCTTGCTCGCGAACCCACTCCGCTGCGGTCCTGGTCTTGCCAGCACCACGACCTGCGATGTAGGCCCAGATGTTCCAGTCATCTCCAGGTGGGGCTTGCTGTTCAGGTCGACCCCAAAGAGACCAGTCCCACAACATTGAGTCTGGGTCCATGCCCGCAAGGATCACTGCACGCTCTTCATCTGAAAGCAGAGCAAGCTGCTCCATCACACTCTTAGCCATGTGTACATAGTACACCGCTAGTACTACAACTTAGCGCGATTAGCCTCAGTTATTTTTTGATAGACCTTGCTGGTGCCGTTTGTCTCGAGGTAGCCGTAACGTACTAGGCGAAAACGAATTGCGCCATGCGTAATGCCAAGGCGCTTAGCCAAACGGTACAGGGTCACTCCCTCGACCCTGTGAGCATGGTCGAGGAGAGCCGTGTAGTCCTCAGACTCCTTGCGGTAGCGTGGTGAGTTAGATCGCACCTGCTGAGCCAGCGGCTGTAGCTCAAGGAGCCGAGCTAAAGTTTCAGGAGCCGGCTCAATGTGAACAGGCGGAGGATTGATGATGATCTCGTTGAACGGCGGCTCTGGAACTGGGTAGCCGAGCAGCGCTACGCGCAGCGCCTCAGCGAGCGGAGTCTCATTGCAGACCTGTCGCACGCGCTCACGGCTCATCTGTCCTGCTGCATGGGCGATGGACTCAAGTGTCCAACCCCGTTCGCGCAGCGCCTTCATGTAGCCGTCTCGGTCTGGATGATGTGTGGTGATGCCCGCAAAGCGAGCTACCACGTCATCAGGAAGTATGTGAAGTTGTTTTATTGGTTTGCGCATGTGCGTCTCCTCGTAGTTTGTCATGTTCCAAATTGTATCACGCCGCTATGACATTTCCCGCGGCGCAAGCGCCTGGGCTAGTTGCCCAGGGCTTGCAGCGCCTTTTCGCAGCGCTTGCAGACCTTGTATAGCTGTCGCGCAGTGTCCATGTAGGAGAGCAGCTCAGCTAGCTCCTCGAACTTCTTGTGTTCGAAGCGGAAGCTGCCGATGCGGGTAATTGCTGCGCAGGCTGATTCAGCCATGTAAGGCACGTAGCCTTCTTCGTTGATCTTGTCTTCGTCGCAGATCCAAGATACTGGCTTGGTAGCAGCTTCAAGGCCGTCGATGTGAAGTGCGCCCTGGTGCTTTGAGATAACTATGTATGTCATGATTCTGTCCTCCGTCATTTTCCGTGGCTTGTGCCGCGTTGATAGTTTAATTATATCAGGTAGATGATGAAATGGAGCTGCCGCAGGCAATTTACCTGCGGCAACCTTACGTTTATTGGTTAAACGATGTCGAAGTAGGTGTCAGCGACTTCGTCGATTACCATCGCGACTGGGATGAGGAACAGTGAGCCAAAGACCAACGCTAACCAGTTAGCAACGTTCGGCACATCGTAACCTTCGCCCCAGACTGGGACAGTTGATAGGTAATCCCAGTTAAGAACAACTGCGATGATCAGTAGAGTGTCTAACAGCATGAATGCTAATGTACCTACTCGGTAGGTTTTTAGTGTATCTAGAAGTTCCATGAGTTTCTCGTTTCCGTCGGTCGCGGATTCTGTACCGCGTTGATAGATCTATTATATCAGGTAGATCCCACTACATGCAAATGTACAGAGCAGCTCAACTAGAAAACTTCAAAAGCATGAAGTAGAAAAAGGTCCGCGCTATTTGAGCCGCGAACCTAGAAGGTGGACAGTTTATCGACTTGTCCAGGTCGTCGCGTGACGCAACGAAGAACGTCACGCAAGTCTTGTTAGACCGTGTAGGCTAACACGTATCCTTTGCCAAGCTTCTCTTGAACCTTGACCATCGCCTCTTGGCGTGCGCGACCTTCTGAGTGGTAGACCACAGTCGCAGATTGACGAGCTGACTTCTCAGCCATTCCCCAACTTGTACGAACGGTGTTGCCGTCAAGCGTTACCTCGTACACTTTCTTCTTGTCGTTCACTCCACGAGCACCATCGCTCGTCTTCAACAGGCACCATTTAGTCATGGATTCCGTCCTTCCGTCATTCGCGGATTTCGTTTACCGCGTGATAGATCTATTATATCAGGTACATGTTAAAAAGAAAGACACACGTGACTAACCGTGTGTCTAACTCTTTTTTAAGCTATGGCTGAAGATCACCTGGATAGCTGGAGTAGAACTTGGAAATGGTGTACTCACCAGCTCCTGAGCGATAGGCATTGGGACCAATTCCCCAGGCGCCAAAGTCACGACCGCCACGACTCAGCTTAAATGCAGCCTTGGCGTTGGTCAATGGATCGAATAGAGCCGCGTTGCTTGAGATGCCGTAGGCAGCTCTCCGGCTCGGACCCAGGCTACCAAGCATGTTGATCTGAAACAACCCGTAGGAGTTGTCTCCGGTCCCGAGGTTGCCGTTGTACGCACCTGGACGTCGGCCTGACTCACGGTTGGCAATCGCCCAGGCCGTGCGATGCGCAACACCTTTGAAGCCGGCTCGCCAGAGAATGTCGGCAAGCTGAACTCCGTTTAGCTGGTGAACTCCAGCGTAGGACGAGTAACCTAAGCCAGTTTGCTTCCGTTCACGTGATGTTGCTGTTGTTCTCGGCTCAACTGAAGCTGTCGGCTTAGCTGAGTGCGTGGCCTTCGGCTTAGCAGGTACCGCGTTGTGCTTTGCGATGACGGCTGCTGCCACGGCTTTAGGGTCTTGTGGTTGCTGCACTACTGCAAGCACTCCGGTGAGCGCAAACGCGTATGCAATGAGCGTTAGTGCCGTCTTGTTATGGGGAGCTATCAAGGGCGGTTCCGCCTCCTTAGTTAGGGGATAGGGTCATGCAGATCGTTGACGAGCTTTTGTATCCTCGACGTCGTGCATTGCAGACCACACTGCCATCAAGGCATGGGCATAGTCGTACCCGCGTGATACTGCGACACGACTTTTGAAGTTGTCGTAGTCAAGGCTGTCGACTGCGGCACTCGTGAAAGTCGTGAGATCATTGTCGGTGACTATCGTTCGGTACGGGTAGTCAGCCGTTGGCGTTCGTGTGATGTCGCTTGCCGCAATTGCCGCGAGCGTCTCGAGTGATTCCTTGTCTCGTGCACGCACCATCATGTGACCTGGTTTGTCACGATGTCTTACTGCTGAGATGAATCCTGTTTCTGTGAATAACCACATGTTGTTGTCCTTCCGTAGTGACCCAGCTTACCTGGATCAGTTTGTTTCTTCATTTTAGTGAAATAGCAAAGCGCAGGTATTGCTGCAAGCGCTTTACTTAGCTGAGCTGTGGAGCTACAGCTTTACTCCATCGGGGAGTTCGTCTACTGGCTCAACCGTAACGGTGAACATCTCTTGACGTAGTACCTTGGCAACGAGTTGATAGTCGTCAGGTGCGACGTAGCTGTCGGAGACAACATCGCCGTCTCTGTTCTTAGCTACAACTCGGTAGGCAACTGGTGCTTTGTCGGCCATGGTGCCGCCTCTCTTCTTGGGGTCTAGTGATTCCATAGTATCACCCGCCTAGAGCCCGAAGGCTTGTCGGCAGGTTGGACCAAGCAGAAGTTGGCGGCTCAGTGGATCGGTAAGTTCAGCACCACACTTACCGCAGCAGCTGTAGTGCTCGCCGAACATCTTGGTGTACTTGTAGGAGTCAGTGGCGATGTGCTTTGCAAGCGTGATGACGTCTGCACTTTCCATCTTCCAGCGGCTGAATCCACCAGGTGCGCCAGTCAGACGGCGCATGTATAAGTGGCCGTTGTACTCGCGTACCTCGATGAACAGCAGGTCACCAGTTAGAGGCGTTGAGCTGAGCAGTAAGTCAACTTCGTTGACAGGCACCGCGTAGCGTGCTTTAGGCACGAGTGAAAGTGCTTCCGCCATTGGAGACTTGGTAGCTGCCGCCGCAGGGTTGATTGCCTTCGGCATTAGCTTTAGGGTGTCGATAACCATTGAAGCCTGCTTCTTGGTGAAGCTAGGTGCGTTCACCATCGCGGTGAAGCCCTCGCGTACGTCGTCAGTCATCTGACGTGATGCGAGTAGGTCGTTGATGAAGTTCATCTGAGCTGCCGAAGCCGCGTTGTGTATTTCCGTCATTGTTGTCATTTGGTCCTCCTCAGGAGCATGTTGATAAATCTATTATATCAGGTGCCCCCGAGGAGAAGCCAAATAACGTGAGCTTGGCAGCTCGAGGGTTCTAGACCCGGGTGGCCAGTAGCGCCATGGTAACGCCAGCCAATCCCAGTGAAACAGCCTGAGATCCCTTCTCAGGGGTCAGGAAGGCTGTTCCTATTGACAGGGTCAGGAACAGGACCGCAAGGATCGCGGGCCAGACCATGTCTTTAAAACGATTCAACCAATTAGGCATGTGTTGCTACTTGATTGGTCGTGTGCGGCCGAGTAGACGGCTTGAGGAGTCTCGGATTGGTGTACCTGAGGTAGCGATCAACTTGCGAGCGCGACCGTAGGTGATACCAAGTTCCTTGGCGACTTCGACAACCGGCTTGCCGGCCGTGTAGAGCGTTGCTGCAGCTTGTGGTGTCACGGCCGCTGTTGCTGTGGTTACATCTTCCATGATGTGTCCTTCTTTCTTGCGTAATGTGTAGCGGTAACTTTTGCTACCGGGTTTTCTTACTTTTTGGTGATGTCACGGCCGAGACAAAGGCTCGACCTGTGACGGTGTCCGTTGCAATGAAGCCATCATCACTGTGGCAGCTCGTGCATAGGTACTCGTTACGTCGGTGTGACGGATCACGCAGCACGTTGCGCGTGTCACCGCATCTGTCGCAGGTCTGCTTCGCTGGGTTAGCAGCGATCCACCTGCGGGTATCCTCAGCGCAGAGCAACATGCCATCGCGTTCGTACACGAGAACGTTCTGCTCACTGCATCGTTCACAGGTTGCATAGACGTAGTGCCTGTCACGTTGAACTGTTCCCTGCATTGATTCACCTCCGTATTGTGTCATTGGTAGAACTATAACCTACCCTTGATCGTTTGTAAACTTATCGGGATCTGGCCTTACCACTCCAAGGAGAGGCTGGATCATAGCTTCACGTCGCTTGACTATCCTGCGCGTGATAAAGATCGAGATCAGGATGGTGTAGCAGAACACCATCACCGCTATTAGAAGTTGTTTGTCAGTCATGATTGAATCCTAACTTCAAACTCAGCTGCCGCGATGTCATCAAACATCGTCGCGAACATAAGTCCTGGGACAACTCCAAAAGCTGCGACTGCTACCGCGAGGAAGAAGTCAGCAACATCAGGCTGAGTGAAGAACACCATCGACGCGAACACTGTCCATGCTGCTGTCGCGATCTTGGTTAATGCCGCATAGCGGCGGAATCGATATCCTCGTGCATTGTTGATCTGAAGTCTCATGTGCGCTCCTAGCTTTCCATCAACGTTGTTGTTGATAGATCTATTATATCAGGTAGATGAGTGCAGCCAACCGCGTGGCTGACTGCACTCTCCTGAGTCCTTAGACTGAGTAGGCCAGGACGTATCCTGAACCTAGCTTCTCGTAAACCTTGGTCAAAGCTTCCTGATGTGCCTTGCCGGCAGAGTAGGTGTGGATCACCTTAGTTTGGCGATTTGACTTCTCAGCCATTCCCCAACTCATGGTTACTGTTGTTCCAGTAACTGTCACTTCGTACACTTTCTTCTTGCCAGCCTGGCCACGTTCGCCATCGCTTGTCTTGAGTAGGCACCATTTCTTGTCCATGGCATCCACCGTCCTTCCGTCGTTTGTGCGGATTCCGTTATGTGCACCGCGTTATGGTTCTATTATATCAGGTAGGTGTGTTGCCTTGCTACACAACCTCGAATGAGTCAATCGTGTTTCCCTGAGATACCGCAAGCTCATAATGAGCTGAGATGATCTCCGCTGCCTTCATTGCTGAGTGGGCTTCGAATACGTAAGAAGTTCCGTTGATTGTGATTACCACTGAGTTCATGTTTGCCTCCCGGCGTGTTGTCGTTGTGTCTATTATATCAGGTAGGTTGGACTACAGGTAGTAGCGCAGGATCATCTCTTCGGCCTGCTCGAGGTCAAGCTTCTTAGCTCTGACCAACCGCATGGTGAGGATGAAGTAGTCAGGACCCTTGTCGCGTAGTCCCTTGCGGAGACCTTGCTTGTAGAGCTCTGCCTTTGTTAACTCCTGTGGTCGCTTCTTCATGGCGTCCATCCTTCCGTCATTTCCAAGCTGTTCGCTTGTTGATAGATCTATTATATCAGGTAGGTTGGAGCTAGAGCCGCTACGCCTTAGCTGCACGCTCTGGACGACGTGTTGAGATCTCGCAGGAAGCTGGATCGATCTTCTTGGACTTGAGCCAAGCTACCGCGGTTGCCTCGTCGATAAAGCAGCCTGCCCAGCTGCCATCAGCTAGGTAAACGTTACGAAGTGGATGTTCTGTCATTATGTCTCCTCTGTTTGAGTCAGAATTGTGAATGGTGGAGCTGTGTAAAGATCGAGTTTAGCTGAGATCATCAGCGCTTGCTTGACCGCGTCCTTAGCTTCATCAAGCGTGAAGCCGGGTGCTGGTAGAAGAGCCTGTAGAGCGCCTAGAGCATATGAGCTGCCTGACCCCATGGAGTACATGCCGGAGACATCTTTGCTCCACGCATAGTCCTCAGAGATCTCATAGATGCTGCCGTTGACAAGCGCCATTACAACTGAGTCCTGCTGCGCCTTCTCGTTCTTGTCCTGCGCCGCGTAACCTTGCTCCTCGAAACACTTGCGAAGAGCTGGAATGAACTCGCTGGTGATAAAGCTGTCTAGCTTTCTGCCGGACAGCTGAGCTGCGTCAGGTGGAGTGAAGACGTCCTGCAGAATGTTGATTGCGCGCAGGTCGCCGGCAGCTCCAAGCAGGTAGCCACGCGTGCGAGAGATCTTGCCGTATGTCTTGTGCATGGTGTACGCGCGACGGTCATCAGACACTCGTGAGTCCGCACCGATGACTGCCCAGCCATCACCCTGCACGGCGACAATAGTTGTCATAGGTTCCTCCCAGCTATGGAATCACCTTAGCCTGGGCATTCTCCCTACGAGTCGCTTTTGAGAAGAGCTTTGGCTGCCTCGCGAGACTTGGCGATGGCTGTGTCGATGTCCACGCCTTCAGCCATGATCTCCTCATGAGCTAGGCCGTGGTCAGGAGACCAAACGCGAATGGTAACCGCGTAGTCATTAGATTCTAAGTCTGGATCAATCTCCACCGCGGTGTTGTATCCTGCGGGAATCGACACCCAAACGTCACTGCCATCTTCCTGCAGCTCAGCGTAGTACTCGTTTAACTGCTCAGCAGCTTTTGTAAGTTCAGCATGCATGCTGTTCTCCTTTGGTTGGTTGGCAGGAGCTAGCGAGGCGTCCACACGCTAACTCCTACCAAGATTGCTAGACCGCGTCGATGATTGAGATCGGCACGGTGATGTCAGCGGAGACCTGTTCTCCATTGACGATCCGAGCAAAGCGTCCCATTGGTTTGTCGAGCTTAACGACAACCTTTGTGCGCTTCATTCCAGTGATTGTGGCTGTGTGACCAACTAGGTACCGCGTACCACAAGAGTTGTTGAATACAACCTTGTCGCCAATACCAAAGTCTGTCGGCTTAGCAACAGAGCGAATCTGAGCTTGGCGAGTTTCAATAGCTGACTTGAGTGAACCAAGTGCTTCATCAAGTTCGCCAGCGAGAATCGCTTCTTCCATCGTGCGTGTGTGCATGAGTGTCATGTTCGTCCTTCCGTTTCCATCAGTGTTTGGCTGATAGATCTATTATATCAGGCAGGTTCTTCAACCGGCCATAGCTCTGCTCGTAACTCGTCATCAAAACGATCTCCTCTGTGGGAGTTCGAGCCAAAGTCAATGTCTTCATTTTGGATCAGCTTGTCCAGTGAGAGTACCGCAGTGAAGTACTGCTGCTCAAACATGATTACCAGCTTTGTGTCACCGTCATTTGGATCGTCGACAAGCGCTACCTGGAACGGTACGCCTGCGACTCCATTTCTGTGGTGAGCTGCGTTGACTATCTGAAGATTGTTAATGCTCATTAGTAACCGCGTGCCTTTCGCTCTTCTCGCTCTAGCTTATCGATATGCCTGTCACATGCAGCACACGAACCTGCGTTCACACCCTTCATGTGGTACACCTTCACGCCATCGTACTTTACCGCGGTTGGGCAGTCGTACTCTTTGTCAAATACTTCGCTCATGTTGAGTCCTCCGTCTTTTGGATCTTTTGGATGTTGCGTTGATAGATCTATTATATCAGGCGCAGTGCTTTACAAAGCAGGCGCGCAGATCGTGTCATCTTGCTTGGAGTGAGCTCTAGCTCGATGAACCAGCCGCAGACCTCGCGGCGATGAACTATCTTTGATGTGACCATTGCATTTCCTTCCGTCGTTTGTCGTTGTTAAATCTATTATATCAGGTACGTGTGACTAACACACGCATCTGTCGCCGCAGTGGCAAGAGTCATCTCCAATGAAGACCTTGGTGTCAAGGCAGCACTTCTCGCACTCGACTTCAATTTCCTCGGTGAATCGGCTGCCGTAGAACGAGACTTCGAGCTCTTTGTTCTCGTGACCGCATTCGTTGTTTGAGCAGGTGAATGAGACGGTAGCTTCGCTTGTCTCTGGTTCGTCGTAGTAACCCATGGTTTCCTCCATCGTTCGTCGTTATGAATCTATTATATCAGGTAGGTACGCCAAGACTACTTGGCAGCCTGTAGCTCAGTCACCGCAAGCTGAATCTTGTTCAGCTCGGCCATGGTGACTGACTTCTGATCTTTCACGAAGCGGGAAACACGTGCGCGCTTCACACCACTCTTCTCGGTGACCGCGTCGACCCCGAGGTTCTTGACCTCGAGAGCCAACGTGTCAATGCGATCCCAGTCCATCATCAGCATGCCTCCTGGATAGCTCGGCGATTCTGTGCACCTCGCGTGCGATTACGCTTTGTGCGGCGATCTGCAAACGTAGCAGACTTTTGGTTGAGAACGTAGTTCCCGCGCGTCTTGACCAATCCGTCAAGTGGATTATGTTTTTTGCTCATGTGATCCATTATATCAGGTAGGTCAAGAAGGTCAGTTAGCTGTTGTCTCGCCTGGCCAAACATAGGGTAGGTCATCGGGGACTCCAGGGAAGAGGGGAGCGTAGAACTCTCGGTCCTTGCGGATCAGGTTTGACTGATGAGAGATGTGCAGCTCGCCGCTCCCAAGCCAGGACGGAAGATCCAGCTTGGGAGTCGACGAACCGATCATGACCTCGAAGCGAGGGAGCATGGTGTCGTTGTACCCACGACGAATCCATTCGACACACATTGCTCTGCCGTAGACCGCAAGCTCTAGCTTGTGTCCACGCCACATTACCGCAGCGGGATGGTTGACCCATCCCTTGGCAGGTTCACCTCTCATGTTCACGCCGTTCAAGGCGTTGATCAATTGAAAGGTTTCAACTCGCTGCTTGCCAAGTCTCTTGTAGTCCAGCACCCTAGCTGACTCATCGAAGTCAGCGTACGGAAGGAACGTCTGCATTAGTTAATCGCAATCGGGTTGCAGGCTGGCAGTGCGTGCGTGCGCCAGTCGGTGAGAACTCGATCGATGGTGCTGAACAACTCGCCTGAAAGTGTCGTGGCGAGTGCCGCGACCACTGCCCAGTCTGCTGTTGCTTCGATTGCAGTGTTCTTGCAGTCTTCAAGTGTGCTGCCGCACACTTCACATAGTTCAGGCGTCAAGTGCAAAGTCATGTGTTTGTCCTCCTCTGGAACCTATTGGTGATCCACCTGCTATGAATCGCACAGTCTCAAGACGAAGTCCATCTGTGTAGTGCGTAAATCCAAAGTCGGTAGCTTCTAGCGCTTCGTTCATCCAGGCAACCGCGTCCTCGCAGACGAAGCCGAAGTCCTCGATGTCCTGGATGTCAACTTCGTCTGACATGAGATACTGAGCTTCCTTGGCCATGGTCTCTGGATCGATTCCGTCCCAGCCTAATGTCAAGGCAAGCTGTACAACGTTCAGCTCGTACTGCATTTCGGTGTCACCAGCTTTGGTGATCCACCAACCAAGGTCCTGATGCGTGATGTCATCAAGCATGTTGAACCGCATGTAGTCCTCATCGTTTATCATGCGAGCTCTCCCATCTCTGAGAGTTTGATGATTCCCAGCAGGCGCTCGATCAGCTCTGGTGAAAGCGACTTGATGTCACCATTGTGATCTGTGCCACCGGTGAACACCGCATTACCTACGATGATGTCTGTCTTGCCAAAGCTCATTGCCCAGGCTAGCGTTGCAGCCGCGTTAAATGGAAGTCCCTGAAGCTTGCCTTCCTCGTTGCACCACATCGTAAGCTCTGGTGTGAGATCGACTGCCTGAACGTATCCACCAACTGCAGCCTGAAGCTGAGCTAGGGTGTTGTGGCTGAGATCCATGTGGATCGCGAATCCATCTGTTGTTATTTGAAGTGCTGCTGTCATAGCTTCTCCTTTGTCGTGTGTCGTGGTTAGTTGGTGACGAAGCCGATTGTCCACCAGGTAAGATACGTCGCGATGAAGCGCGCCTTGCAGATCTCGTGATCTGAGTACCTGCTCGTTACGTCCATCATCTTCTCTTTTGGTTTCATCGTTTCCGTCTTTCGTTATTGCTTGATAAATCTATTATATCAGGTACTATCGAGTAGAACGTGTCCTTGGACTTACTACTTCGCATTTAGCTTAAGCAAAGATCTTCTAGAACTCTGCGTTTGCCTTCTGCATGTAGTCGCAGTCGCAGGCGCATGCGTGGTCGAAGTCTGACCATACTGCACCGCGTGCCTCGTGCTTCTTCAAGAGAGCATCTGACTCTGACTGGCGGACTGGCAACTTTACTGTGCCATAGTCGTCCTCTAGCTCGAGGATCATCAGGTGATCGTAGCCATTGTCAAGTACGTCTAGCGCTTCGTTACTGTCAATCTGAATTTCCGTCATTTGGATCTCCTAGCGTCGTGGTGATAAATCTATTATATCAGGTACCCATCTGATCTTCATCTAGCAGCTGCACCGCAAACAAACGTAGGTCTTCGTCGTCCATGGGGTTAGCTGCCATGATGACTAGAGCGTAAGTCATGTTGACAAGTTCATCGGGTGACAGTTCCTCAACGTACGAATGGAACAAGTCTCTGAGCTGTTTTGAGTTCGCCAATGGACTATCGTGTAGTGAACGAACTGAGGTGACTAACGCCACCGCAGCTCGCTCACCGAGAACTGAGTCTGTCATCGCATTAGCACTCTCCTCGATGGATGGTGAAGCAGCGTCCGCATGCTGGCGGCAGCTCAACCTTTGCGGCAGGCTTGCTCTGACGTGGAGTAGAGAGTCCGACTGTTTGAAGACGAGTAGCAACCGCGTAGTACGAGCGATTGAGAGTCTCTGCGATCTCTGTGATTGACTTGCCAGCTTCCTTCATCAAGGTGAGCTTGACCATGTCTTCGCTCAGCCATTCATCACCAAGTTTGGTGGCTGCAATCAGGCTGAGATTCTGTTGTACCTTTGTCCACTGATTGTTCATGTGGTTTCCTTCCGTCGTAGGAACGTGCTTATAGATCTATTATATCAGGTACATGCGACACGACGCTACTTGAGGTAGCGCCCATCGTTGTCGATGAAGTCTCCAAGGACTTGCTGTATCGCATCTGCGATGTCACTTTTGAGCTGAGCAAGAACGTCATCTGTGATGTTAATCTCGATGTCGTCTGTTCCTGCCGCATACTTGATGTCATTGTGCAGATCTTCGATTGTGTAGGTTGTGAGAAGATTATTGTCATTCTCTGAAGTTTGTCCATTTGTCATGGCGTCCTCTTTCCGTTGTCGTGGTTCGTGCTTATGTATCTATTATATCAGGTTAGTCTGTGACAGTGACAAACGATACTTCGCCAGTGTCCAAGTCAAGTAGCGTGTTGTACCGCAGACCATCCAGCTCGAACTTGCCGCTGAGATCGACTAGCACACCGTCGTCATCATTTATGATGACAACTGCATGCAGCTTTGCGTTCGCGCCTCGCAGAGTGATCTTGTCACCTTCAACGTAGTCGTGCTTACGAGAGAGGCTCGTCCAGCATGAGACTTCATTGCTGGCGTTGAAGCCCCAGATGAGCAGTCGCATGTCGTCAAGGGAGAGCTGTACTTCTGGTTCATACACTACATAGCTTTTAGTCATCGCGCACCTCGGTATCGTGGAGTGATCTTAAAGTCGTCAGTCCAGAAGTCATCAGGACGTCCTAGTCGAACGAACTCGGCGATGTCCAAGGCGAACGCCGCACGGTCGCAGTCAGGAGCTGTCTCGATGAGATCCCATTCTGCCTCCTGCCACTTGTCAGTCTCGATGAGATTGATTCCATCCGCATGACCATAGCTGCCATCAAGCGCGAAGTAGTGAACTTGTCTCTTAATCATTCGGTCGCCTCCACAAAGAGATGCCCTGCCTCGTTGCCTTCAGGATCACTTGAAGGAATGATTGCAGTGCCATCGTCCAGGATGATGATCATCGGCGTTGAACCGTATCGTGGAGTCCAACCAAAGAGCGTCATCTCTTCGTCCTTCATTGGACGAACGTGAGCGATTGTCTTGCCGCGTAGCGTACCGTAAGTGTCTTCAATGTAAGTTGCTGCATCAGTCATGATGTAGTCCTTCCGTCGTGCGCCACGGAATTGTGGCGATGGATCTATTATATCAGGTGCTATGCCACACGCTCAAAGCGCATAGCTTCGCGATTGCGTCGTGCTCGTGGATCCATGGTCTTTCGACCTCCACCGCAGTGGCCGCAGTTCTCACTGCAACGTGCGCTCTTCGCAAAATGTTTGCGTGCTGCATGCCAGGGAGTGTCTGCCTTGACGTGCTTGAAGGGTGTGTGTGCGTCTGTTCGACTCATGTTGTTAGTCCTCCCAGTCTGTGAGATAGATTGCCTCGATGTCTGTGAGAGGCTTCTTCAATCCAATGGATACGACGTGAAGCTGTCGCTGCACGTCCGCGCGCTTGCGGGCTCGAAACTTGATGAACACCTCGCCTGTGTGTACGTCAACAATCTGCCAGATGCCAGCAGCCGCATTCTTCTTTGGAGTATTACTCATCTTCGTCGTCCTCCGTGTCGTCGAGGTAGCAGCAGTCTACGCAGTACCCTGTCTCCGTGATTGACCGAAGATTGTCTGCGTCATCATACGCAGTGCAGCAGTTCCCGCACATGCTATCGTCGTCGCTATCTTCCGCAGCAGTTGTTGCGTCAGGGAACCACTTGACTACAGTGCGCAGCAGGTGGTCGTAGTCTCCAGCAGTCATCTCTGCTGTGAACGCTTCAACCTCGTCGCGGCGTCCAAGTCGCTTGAGCTCCTTGGTTCCTGCGCCAATGATTGAGAAGGCGTTTCCGTCTGTGATTAGTAAAGCCATAGCTTTATCCTTCCGTCGTGGTTGTTGATAAGTCTATTATATCAGGTGCTACTTGACGCTGACCGCATTGATGCTAGTTCCATCCTTTGCAGCCACAGTAGAAGCTGTCGAATCCAACATCACCGCGAGCAGTGAATGCGTGGTCAGTAACTCCTGCGCGACCAGTTGATGGGTTGATCTCTTGATGTACGACCTCATGGAATCCGCATGTGCCACAGATCTCTGTAGCGTCGTATGAACCTTCGCCTAGGTACTTGAAGAACGGTAGGTTCTCGTCTGTTGATGATGCAGTCTTGCCGCAGCCGCACTTTGCTGTGCGACCTTCGATCTTTGTGAGTTCCAACATGGCATCCTCTTTCCGTCGTTTGTACTTGCTGATAGATCTATTATATCAGGTGCATTTGCCAAAGTTGAGCTGCACCTTACGCCCAATCGTCAATGACGGGAATCTCGTCGATTGCTGCCGCGCGCTTGGTAACTCGACGACTTGCGATTGCTTCCTTGATGAGCTTGCGTCCGCGTAGCAGAACAACTGCAAGTGCAAAGATCGCGAGCTGTTGCAGAGTTGCGTAGAACTCAAAGTCGCTATTGATGCGGACGTCGACGTACTCAGTGGTGAACTTGATTGCGAATGTGTATGAATCCATGTGGATCTCCTTTAGTGTGAGTGTGCTGTTGTGAGTGACTTGATGAATGCTCGCGCGCAAGCCTGGTCGCATGCCCAGACCTTGTAGCCAAGTGAGACTAATGCGAATGGGAACGCAGTGTCGTTTCCGCAGTGAGCGCAGTGTGCGGCGTTACCGCGTGTGAATAAATGTGTCATGATGGATTCCTTCCGTCGTTTGCTTATAGATCTATTATATCAGGTCGACCTAGAAGGTCACACCTATTGGTAATAGTAGATCTCCGTGTACTCATACCAAACGTCCTCTGAGTTGACGTGTGTGCTGCACAGCTCATCTGAGAGTTCTTCGTCTGTGCTGCTCACGCAATCACCGCATTGATCCTGTGGCAACGCGTACGTCACGGTGAAGAGTTTGAGAGTGTCGTGGTTGTTCACCGCAATGAAACTTGCGTCTGACAAGTGCGTGATGAACTTGATGTTGTCACGGACGAACTCTTCCAGAGCTGCCATCGTGATTACAACGTTCATGTTGTCTTCTAATCGAATCGCGCTTTGCGCTTGTAGATTCCGCATGTCGCTGTCCTTCCGTCGTTTGCTTATAGATCTATTATATCAGGTCTATTGGGAAGAGTGCAGTGCGGCCAACTCTCGCTGACCGCACCGCTGGGGAGAACTTAGACTGAGTACGCTAACTCGTACCCAGTTCCTTGCTTCTCCCAAACCTTTGAGAGAGCTTCCTGGCGTGCACGTCCTTCAGTTGCGAACGTCATCACCTTGGTCTGACGACTTGGCTTCTCTGCCATGCCCCAGCTCATCGTCACCGTGGTTCCGGTGATTACTACTTCGTAGACCTTCTTCTTGCCATTAGCGCCGCGGTCTCCGTCGCTAACTTTCAATAGGCACCATTTTGTTGTCATGGCGTATCCTTCCGTCGTTGGGATCTTACGTTGTCGTGCTTGTAGTTCTATTATATCAGGTTGCCCTGACGGCAGCTCGCATTTAGTTTCCGATCTTTTGGATTCCATCGTGCGTGCTGATAGATCTATTATATCAGGTCGACTTTCAAGCGGGGGAAGCATGGGCTGCGGTGATCTTCGGAAGTCTGACCTCTGTCTTAGCAGGTATCTGTTCGGCACATGTTCCGCCTAACTTAGCTGGTGTCCAGCACCCATGCTTTCCGCTATTCAGTTTGCTTGATAGATCTATTATATCAGGTGCTTGTGACGAGTTACGCTTCGTCCTCAAGGTGATACTCAAAGCATTCATCAAGCAGCTCAGAGAACATCTCTCGGAACTTCTCAACTGCTGCGTTGATAACTACGTTCTTGTCAAGTGCACGCAGTGCGTCACTGATCTCGATCTCTTCGTCGATGATGTTTACGAGCTGTTCGGAAACTGCGATGTGCAGCTCGCCATGCATCTGACGATCTGCCATCTGCATGATCTCGTCTGCTGCGAATGTTCCAAGTAGTACGCTGTTCAATTCCGTCATGAGTTCCTCGTTCCGTCGTGGTTGGACTTGCTTATGTATCTATTATATCAGGTACCTGTTGGCGCTAGAAGCGCTGCAGCAGATCTTCTGAATAGATTCCAGTGTGCTGCTGACACGCTGTAAAGATCATTTGGCGGATCATCTCTCGTGGTTCAGTGTCGTAGACCTCGGGGTGGATCTTCTCGACTGAGGTGAAGATAGCTTCTGTCATCTTCACAACATCGTCGATGTCAGTCACTAATCCATAACGGATTGCCTTGACTGCTGTGCGCACTCGCCTTGCTACAGCTTGATTGCCTTGATTGGTGTACATCGAGTAGTTTGGGTTATCTACATCCATGTTGTTCTCCGTTTCCGTCGTTGTGAACTTGCGTATGGATCTATTATATCAGGTACCTAATTCCCACGGCCAGCTTTCAGTCCAATGATCTTCATAACGAATGAGTTTCAAACTCGATCCATCTTCCCATTTTACAAGAACTGAATCAGAGAACTCACGGAGAAGAACTCCTCGGCTGCCTGACTTGAGTGAGGTGTACGGATCTGTTGTTGATGTAAGAGTCACGTGTACAACTCCACCATCTCGG